CATAGGAATTTCGATTTTGATTTCTGCTTCCGGCGACTCGCTGGCGTCGCTCTCAAATTGTTTGAGTTTGCGCGCAAAAAATCCGTTCGGGTTCGCAGCGGGTTCGCTGACGAGGTCCACCGAGTAGATTTCCGAGCACCGTTGCAAAGTCGTGAGCTTGTCGGACGATTTCTCCGACGGACCCGAGAACGCGATCGAGAGCCCGAACGTGTCGGGAATCCGCTCGGCGATCTCCAAAATGTAGGCGCGATGTGGCGAGGTTTGCAGAAGGTGCAAATCCCCGAGCAGCTTTTCTCCGCTGATGCGCAGCGCGTCGATGTAGCCGACGATGTCGCCGGCACCGCCGCTGTGGTTCAGCTTCACCTTGAGCCCGCCCGCGTATTGCTCGGCGGCGGTCTTCACTTGCTCCAAGGTCAGGTCGTCGATCATCACGCCGTGCCCGAGCGCCGGCCCTTTCGTGATGAGCGAGACGCCGCGAATGATGCCGGCCTGTGCGTCGATGACGCCTGCGGACGCTGCAAATGTAATGACGGGTTCCATCGCCTAAGCGATGGCCGTCAAAACCGATCAGCGCTTGGTCTTCTTTTTCCGACCCTTCGGAGCGATTGTGACGACCGGCTTCTTCTTCGCCCCGATCCAGGGAGCGACCGCAAAGACGATTCCCAGGCCGGCCGCGACGCTGGCGAACCGCTCGAACGTGAGCAGAGCTTGGTCCGAGGCGTCCTTGTGCGTGCGCGAAAGCGTCAGCTCTTCGTGCAGCGCCTTGTTGATCAGCGCCGTCATCGGCTCGATGACCGCGTAAAGTTCGGCAGTCATGGCCGGCGAGTTGAGCGTTTCAATTTGCCCGGCGTCGCAGGCTGACCGCGCTTTTTTGAGGTAGGCTGCAACGAGTTTGTGCTGCGCCACGAGTTCTGTCGGGTTGCCGAATTCTGCGAGCAATCGCTCCGCCTCGGCTTGGAGCTTCGCCAGCGAGTCGCAAAAGTCCTTCGCGTTGATCAGCCCCTTGCTTGCCTTTGCCTGACCGTCCACGATAGCCAGCCCGTAAATGTCGAAAAGCGGACTGAGCACGTTGCTCGTCATCGCAAATTCTTTGTCGCTCGCCGCGATGTGCTTCGAGACCGATTTGACCGTGACCACTCCGACGCCTGCGAAACAAACGACGACCGCGGCGAGCGCCGCCGTGATGACCTTCGGGTTCATTATTTCTTGAGCAGCTTGCCCGGATTCTTGGAATACTTTTTTGCCAGCGTCGTCAGTCCGTCGATAATCTCCGGCGCGAGCAGCCCGGCGACGCCGTAGGTGACCGCCTTCACGAGTGAGCTGACTTCGATCTGCTCAACGATAAACCAAGCGAGCGTCGAGACGATGGCCGCCATGATGACGCGCCGCACGCTGTCCCAGATCGTCCCTTGAATCGGGTTGGCTAGTAGGCGAGCAACCATGCCAGCGCCGCCGATGACCGCAGTCAGCCAGCCCGTTTCTTTCCAGAGCTTCGCCACTTCCATCAGGTCTTTGTGCTCGTTCATTTTTTGCGCATCTCCATGATTTTCTCAAGAGTGCGCCCGCCGAAATAGAACGACATGATGAGCATGCCCCACTGACCGAGCAGCGAAACGTAAGACTCGTTGGCGTTGTATCCAAAGGCTGACATGCCCGCGAAAATAAAGTAGCCGGCAAGGATCGCCGCGAGCGTCATTGGCCGAATGTTTTTCGACCACCACGAGTCCGAAGCCATGTCCGCTTTGAGGCGGTCGGTCAGGTTGTCTTGCTCGACGCGGTAGGCTTCGAGGTCCGCGTTCATCTTCGCCAGCTCGCCGTTCTGCGCAAGCTGCGCGAGTTCCAGTTGCGCCTTCGCCTTGGCTTCTGGGTCCGGAATCAGCTTGTCGATGAGCTTCGTGCCGATGCCTAGAATTTCAGCGAGCGGAAACATGGGTTATACCCTCTTCGGATTCGTCAAACGCCGGAACAGAAAGTAGGGAAGCCAGACCCATTTCGGAATTCGCGTCACGCTCACCTCGGTGCCTTCGATGCGCGGCATCTCCGCATCCCAGAGCTTCAAACGAATCGGCGACCCATCGGGTGAACAGCAATTCACCAAAGAAACCATGCGCGTGGGAGCGCGGCCTCGGCTCCAGTAATTGTCGTATTGGCCCAGCTCAATCGTGCCCGAAATGACGCAGCCGTAGAGCGACAGCCCGTCGATTGAGCCTTTGGCCGTGATCGACCCAGCGACCGTGCAATGCTGGACGACGTAGTTTTTGCCGCGCACGAAGTCTATGCTGTCCTCCCGCGACGCTGGAATGGTGAGACCTGACACGCAGAGGTGCGACACGTTGGAGCCCTTCAAGAGATCGTCGTAGTTCTCAGGATCAAGCGGAGCCTGCCACTCAGCCGCGTTCACCGTCAGCCCGTTGTCCTGCGGCCCAACGTAGCTGCGCCAGTTCGTGTCGCTAGTTCCGGCCATGTTACTCGGCTTTCGGTTCCTTTGGCTTTAACGCCTCGGCGAGCTGCTCCGCGCACTTGCGTAGCAACTCATGCTGATCGGCGGGTAATGGAGCCAGACGGCTGCCTGCGTAGAGGTTCTGGAGTGCTTGTTCGGTGGTCATGTGTTTAAGCGTTTGCAATGGTAGTCACGGTGCCGGAGGAGCCGCGATATTTGAGTGCGCCAGCTTCGACGTAGAGCTGGCCCATGCCTGCGGGTGAGGAGCTTGGCGCGGTGCCGTTGGCGATGCCGAGAACCTTTGAGGCAGATGTGCCAAAAGCAGTGACTCCAATTCCAACATTGCCCGCATTGCCGCCTCGCAAACTTAAAACATTTACGACGCCACCACTACCAAAGACTGAAATTTTGAGCAAATCTCCTGATGCTGAGTTTGCATCTTCCAGCGCAAATCGCGCACGCTCTGAATTGTCAGACACCCTGAAACTAGCGAATGGTTGATCTGTTACCGTTGCGCCGATAGAAATTCCGCTGTTGGCATCAACACCTCCAACAATTGCTGTCGTCGCTCCTTTTAAGCTGGCTCCTGTGGTGCTCGACAACGCCCCCGTCACGGCGAGGCCGGTATCAGTTAGCCGCATCCGTTCGGCGACACTTCCAGCCGCGTCGGTCGTGGCAAAAGCCATGTAGCTTCGATAAACTCCCGCGCCGGTCGCAATGAGCCGCGCCGAAATGTTACCCATTGGGTAATTAGACAGTGATGTAGTGTTCGCAGTGAATCCTACGCTACCACCTAAATTAGCTCCAGCAGCGTCAGAAGAACCAACGACCAGAAATCCCGAGTTGTTTGCGACGGGCACATTCGCACCGCGCAAGGTCGTGACTCCGCCCGCGAACAGAGTGCTGGAAAAGTTGCCCGTCGTAAACGCGCCCGTGCTCGGGGTCGTCGCTCCGATGGCCGTGGAGTTTAGGCCGGTATTTGTGAACGCCCCAATCGTCGCATTGGTGCTGCTCTGCATTAGAATACTCCCTCCTGCGGAAGCATTTTTAAGGAAGCTGTTGGTTGCATCTCCACCGACGCGACCGCTTCCCGCTGTAAATAGGATGCCATTAGCGGCGTCGGCAACCGAGATAGAGCCGGTGGTGCTCAACGTCGTAAACGCGCCCGTGCTCGGCGTCGTGGCTCCCACTGTGCCGTTGTGCGCTCCGTTTGTGTTAATCGACGCTGTGCCCGTCAGGTTCGTGACCGTGCCGCTTGTCGGAGTGCCTAGCGCACCATTGAACAGCACCGGAGCGCCTGCGCTGCCAGTGTTAACCGCCAAAGCCGTTGCAATGCCCGTGCCGAGACCAGACACGCCCGTGCTGATGGGCAGGCCCGTGCAGTTCGTCAGCGTGCCGCTCTGAGGCGTGCCGAGAATTGGCGTGACGAGGGTTGGGCTGTTGCTGAGCACTACGTTGGTCGTGCCCGTCGAGGTTGTGACGCCCGTGCCGCCGTTTGCGACTGGCAGCGTTCCGGTGACGCCGGTGGTCAGAGGTAGTCCGGTGGCGCTGGTCAGCACCGCCGCCGATGGCGTCCCCAGATTCGGCGTCGTGAGACTCGGACTCGTGGCGAACACGAGCGCGCCCGATCCCGTTTCGTCGCTGACCGCCGCCGCAAGATTCGCAGAGGATGGCGTCCCGAGGAACGTCGCAACGCCAGAGCCGAGACTCGTCAGTCCGGTGCCGCCGTTCGCCACCGCGACGGGCGAGGTGAGCGAGAAGACGGAGCCGGTCAGCGTCAGCCCGGTGCCGGCGGTGAACGTGCCTGCGCCCGAGAACTGCGACCACGGCAGAGCGGTCGTGCCGAGCGTCCCGCCTGCGTTCGCCGTGCAAACGAAACCACAATCGGCGTTCGTCGTGCCCTGCTCGATAAACGTGAGAGACGAGGTCAGAGCGTCCCACGTGTTCGCGTCGGTCGTGCGTGTCCACGATCCCGAGGCGCAAAGATAAATTCCGTTGTTCTGAGAGAGCGATTGGTTCTTCACCAGCACGCGATTGCCCGCGACGATGCTCACGCCGTCGATTGTCTGCGCTCCGCTCAGAGTTATGTCCGCCGTGGTCGCTGCGACGCACGAGGCTTTCGCGTCGAGTCCTTGCGCAACGGTATCGACATAAAGCTTGTTGGCGATGTCGGTCGAACCGCTCGGCGTGGTCGCAATCGTGCCGGCCGTCGCGGTGAGATTCGCAATCGTGCCGAGCGAGGTCAGCGAGGATGCGGTGACGCCGGCCGCGAGCGTTGTCCCCGAGAGCGTGCCGGCCGCCGCCGTGACAATAATCGCCGCGGTTCCATCGAAGTTCACGCCGTTGATTGCGCGGGCGGTCTGCAACGCCGTGGCCGTGGCGGCGTTCCCGGTCGTGCTGCCAGACGAGCCGCTCACGTTTCCGGTGAGATTTGCCGTAATGGTGCTGGCGGTGAAGTTGCCGCTCGCGTCGCGTGCGACGATGGCCGATGCGGTGTTTGCAGAGGTCGCAGTGGTCGCCGAGTTGCTGACTTTGCCCGCCGTGCTGATCGTCGCGAGCTTCGTGTCTGCGATGGCCGCGCTCGCGTTGATGTCCGCGTCAACGATAACGCCCGCCGCGATGCTCGTGGCGTTGCCGACGCTCGTGACATCGCCGGTCAGATTCGCGTTTGTGGTCACGTTGCCCGCCGTCAGTCCTGCCGCGGTGCCGGTAATGTTCGTGCCGACCAAAGCGCTCGGCGTTCCGAGTGCCGGTGTCACGAGCGTCGGCGAGGTCGCGAACACCAAAGAGCCGGTGCCGGTTTCGTCAGAAATCACGCCGGCCAGCTCTGCCGAAGTCGTGGCCGCAAGTGCCGAAATCTTATCGGTCGTCACGACGAGCGTCTTGCTCGCAGGAATCGACGTTCCGTTTATCGTCCCGGTTCCGCTCACGACAAGATTCGGCGTGATAGTAAAAGTCGTGCTTGTGAAAACAGCACGCTCTGTCCCGCCAATGCTCACGCCCAGCTCGTTTTGCCCGTGTCGATAGAGTCCGGTATCTGGATCGCTTGTGAATGAAAAAGTTGGATGGTTTGCGTTGCCGTTTGCGGCGCGAACTTCGCCGTCAAAGGAGGCTCCGCCCGAGACTGTTGTCACGCCGTCCTCATCAACAAAAAGCCGTTGCACGCCGCTCGTTGAAATTCCCAAAGTGTTTGCGCTCGGACGGTAAATGCCCGTGTCCGGATCGTTGACGAAAAACAAAGACGGCGCAGCTGCGGTCCCGTCCTGCAACTCGATCTGTCCCTCGTCGCCGGTGATCGTGATCGTCGTCGGCGTCTCGGTGATCGTGATGTTGCTGCCGGCAACAAGGTTCTTTGGAACGTAGCTCGTGCCTTCGCTGCCGAGGATTTGCCCGATTGTTGGGATCGGCAGAAGATCGGTCAGCGAAGTAACGCCACCGCCGCCGCCACTGTTGCCGCGTGCGGCGTTAAGCGTCCAGTCCGCCGCGCTCCGGCTCGGCCGCTCGCGGTTGCCGTCGATGTTCGAGACGAACGAATCGCCGTTGATGGTCACAAGGTCGAGGCGCTGATACGTCTCGTCTGGCGTCCACTTCCCGCGCGGGTTCAATCCCTTTGGCTCAGCAAATTCCTTGCGCAGTTGATCGATCTCGCCGGCACGCGGAAAGCGCGAGAGTTCATCGGTGACGATGCTTTTGACCGCGCTCGGCAAAGCCGACGCCGCTTCTGCGATCCGTGCCTCGGCCTGCGCCAACAAGGTCGCGTTCTGCTCGCGCTCGGCCATAAGCACCGAGTATCGCGCCGCCGTCGTGACTTCCAAAGCCTTCCCGAGTTCGTCAACCTTGGCGGTCAGCGCTGCGCTGGATTGCGCGTGCGCGTCCTGTGCGCGGGCGATGACCAGCTGCTCCAGCTCGCTGCGAATCGCCGGTTCGATCTCTTCGAGGTTGCGCTCGATCTCGGACGAGAGGTGGTCGCGCAGTTGCGGCAGAGAATCGACGAGCTTCTTCAGCTCGGCGCGTTGGATGATCGCGAGTTCAACGAGGTTATCGATTTCAGATTGAGTATGGATCATGGAATTATTTCCCAGCCTTCGGGTGCTTTTCTGGCAGAAGATCGTTATCGGTCGTGTATTTCGGATTTTCCGGCCGTCCGTTTTTCAGGAGGTAGAGGAACGCGTTGACGCGGGCGAACGCCCACTGCGAGGCGGACGTGACGCGCGGTGAACTCGACGTGTTGAACGCACCGAGACCGCGCTGGAAAACAGCCTTGAGCGCTCCGGGTGTCGCCCGGCCGTTGCGCGTGTTGCTGTCCTTCGCGTTGAAGTCATCCGCCTTTTTTTGGAGCGTCGCCTCCTGCTCGGCGGTGACCTCGGCGCCACGCTTGCCGCTTGCGTCGCCCTTCGCGGTGCCTTCGCCCTTCGGATTTTCCCGAGGCGTGTCCGACTTCGGAGCCTTGTCCGACGCAACGATTGCGCCTCGCTCGCCGACCTTTGCAAACATGCCATCGTGCTGCCGCATGCAGACCGCCGTGCGCTGTTCAGCGTCGGGAAATTCTGCGGTGCTGACCGGATCGGCCATGCAGCGCGTCATGAAATCGTCGTGCGTTTCCTCGGCGGTCGGCGTCGGAAGCTCGTATTGCTTTTTACTTAGCTCGATGAGGCTTCGATTTTCGAGCACGCTTTGCTTCGTCTGCTCGATGATCGTCATCTGCTTCGCCCGGTATTTCTGCACCGCGTCCAGCCAGTCCTCGGCTGCGAGCGGCGTGTTGCGCGCAAACTGATGCTGCACTTCTGCGGCCGCGACCGATAGGTCTTTTTTCTCCGCCTGCTTGTTCAGCCGCTCAACGATGGCCGTGCTCCACGAATAGCCCTCGTCCCCTCCCCAGCCCATCCACGCCTGCCAGCCTTTGCCTTGTTCGTCCCACGTCTCGCCCTGCTTGTCGATTTCGTGCCGGTCGAAAAATGCCTTCATGCGGCGAACCGTGTCCTCGGACATCGGCCGCTTGTTCATGAGGTCACGCGCCCGCGCGATGCCGACGCTCGTCATGCCGCGCTGTGACATCGGTTTCTTCTCGCGGATCTCAAGTGCGCGACGTGCGTTGTCTGCCATCGCATCGGTCGGAATGTAGGAGCCGTCGGCGAAGTTGATCGTGACGAGATTTGAGTCGTTCTGGATCTGCTCGACCGGCTCGATTGCGGCGGGTGCCGCCGCGACGCTCGCCGCCTGCGCCTCGGCTGCGCTTGCGCCCACCGCGTCGCCCGCTGCGGCCGCGGCCGCTGGCGTGCTTGGAAGTGAGGTCGTGGTGAGCCGGATGGCCGTTTCCGGCACGCCGTATTTGACCGCGAGCTCCTTCACGAAACCGGCCTCGATTGCGATCTGTTCGAGCCGCGAGAAAGCGTCCGTGCCTTCCTCGGCTGCGATCTCTTGAAGCGACTTCGCGCCTTGCCGGTTCTCGTTCATGTTCGCAGCCGACTCGCGGCCGACGTCAATTGATAGCTTCGCCGGGAAGCGCCACTCGCCCTTGGTTGCCCGGCGCAGTGCCTGAACCATTGTCTCGCCCGCGAGCAGCGGAGGCGGTGCGATCTCGCCGCGCGCAATGGCGTCGAGAATCACGGCGTCTTTGATCGGGTCGAGAACCTTGTCGGTCAGCACGCCCTGCTTGTTCGTAAACACTCGGTCGGCTGCTGCGAACTCTGCGCGCACGCTCGGCCCTTTGTAGTCCTGCGTCCCGAATAGCACGCCCTCTGGCACGCCCACGCCGAGAGCGATCTCGTGCATAAGGTGCTGAACGAATCCGGTGAACGCCTGCGACGGCCGCGACGGCATGACTTCGACGCGGTCCGAGTTCTGGAAATATCGAATCATGCCGACCTCGGTCAGCTCGTTCTTCTGCGTCTGACCGCTCGGCAATACCATCGTCGGATTCGGCTGGAAAAGGTTGCGCGGGTTAGCGGTGCCTCGGTCGTTGAAGATCAGCGCCGCCTGCTGCGACGAGAAACGCACGCCGGCCTTTTCCGCCTGCAAGATTTCGTGCAGCATCCGCGCCGTCTGGATTGCGCTGTGCAGGTCGGTGACGCCGCGATATTGATCAACGCGGAATGGGTCGAAGTAGTGGCAAAACTGATTCGCGGGAATATCCTCGGCTCCGAAGTAAACGCCGTCACGCGTGACTCGGAAAATGCGGTACGCCACCGGCTGACCAAAGTCGTTCGTGATAATTCCTTGGAAGTAATTGTTCGATGCGACGGCCGTCTCGTTCGGGTTGCCGATGCGCGTGGCCGGCACGAGTTGGAGCTTGAGACCTTCGCCACTGCGGCGAATCACGAAGCCACAATCGCCGTCAATCGGCCGTTCCTCGGCTGCGAGTTGCACCAGTTTCTTGAAACTGTGCCGGTTCGTCACGTCGCAGTTTTTGCACCATTGATGAAAATACTCATCGATCACTCGGTTGTAATCACGATCGCCGGTCGTCGGTGAGTATTCGTGCGGCGTCAGGTAGAGGCCGAACTTGCGCGAGATCTCCCGCGCCTCTGGAAAGTTTTCCACCAGGTCGCGCGCCTCGTACATCATGACCACGCGGTCGCGCTGATTCTGCGAACTCTCGGCCGGCTGCGTGTATTGTTTCGGCGAATACATCCGATTCGTCCGCGCCGCGTTGTATTCAAACAGCGACTTCGCGACGCGTGCCTCCAAACGCTTGAGCGCCCACGTCGGCGCGATGTTCTCCAACGCCCGGTCAATCCAAGGTTTTTGCGCGACCAGTTTTGACGCGTCGAAAAAGTCGGTGCTCATGTGTGATTAGTTGCCGGTGAAGCTGATGAATGTCGTATCCGTTGACGTTCCGGCCGCGTCGGTCAATGCGTCTTGCAAATTGCCGAGCATGTTGTTCAGCGCGTTGAGGTCCGCCCGGCTCACGCTCTTCCCGTTGAGGCTGTAACTTTGGTTGAGCAGCACCGCCTGGATCGCGTCAATCGTCTTGGTCTTGAGCGCCGTCAGCGTCGCGGTGTCCAGTCCGAGAAATGGGTTGTCGAGCATACCAATGACCGAAACGTCAAAAGGTCTTGCTCGAAACTATTGACGACGCTGGAATTCCCTTTGAGGGATCGTCTGAACT